GTAATCATTTTTTTAATTGGGGCTAATGATAGTGCAACGTGTGACTTTTTTATCGGTAATGGATTTGGCGAAGAATTTGTATTTTCTTTAGCAAATAGAGATGCAGCAGGGCAATCAAACACAAAG